GATATAGGTGTCATACGCCGAAACGCTGGTGCCGATACTTGGCTGAATGTTCAGCGTCAGATTGCCGGTTGCGGTCACGGTCACGATGGCCGCGACTGCAAGGCCGGGTCCATTCCCCGAAGCAACGCCCGGTGACTCGGACTTAGTAGATGAAGTAGGGCCGGAGATCGTCATTGTCCCGGTATTGGAAAACCAAAGTGAGTAGGTGGCAACGGTGCTGAACCGCGCTACTCCAGCAAAAACCTGATAGACACCTTCTGGAATAGAAGAGATGGAAAGAGTTCCCGCCGAGTTGTCGGAGCAAGTCACGGTGCTTGGCCCCTGATAGTCGGTAAGCAGGTCGAGCTTTGCCGACTTCACGGCATCGTCGCGGATATGGTCCGTAGTCACGGCGCGGTCGCCATCTACCGAAGCGGAATCCTTTAGTTGCGTGGCCGTTACCTTGTCGGTTCCAATGGCCGTAACGCCGGTGCTGGAGATTGTCACATCTCCGGTCACGGTGGTCGAGGTGATTACGCCCGACGAGTTGGCTACGAGAAGTTGCCCGGAGGTTCCATTGGCGAGCTTGCTATGCGCGATGGCGGCACTCGCGTCCAGGTTGTCATTCGACAACTGACCATTGACAACCGTAGTAATCGCGTTGTCATTGGAATAAACATCGTTCCATTCGTTTGTGCCTGTCTCGCTTGATCCGCGAGGGAGGGAAATCTGAGTCACGTTAGGTTCTCCGTATCTCGGACGCTCGGGATTCGAGTCGCCCGTAGGTGGTGCTGGATTCGGGAAATCTGGAAGGTCTTATTCAGTTCCGAGTTGCTGAAGACGGTTGAAAAGACGGTGCCGCGAGAGGCTAGGCGCACCATTCGCTGAACGAGGGCTACGGGGTATTCCCACGCGCCGCCGCCCCAAGTGGACGAGCCCCATTCAGTAAGGGCGGCTTGTTGGAAGTCCACCGCCTGAGAAACGCCTACGCTGGTGTCATAGTCAGCGGTCTGCGCGAGGTAGCATTTACCCGCTCCCCACACCTTCGACTCGCGGATCACCTTCGTAGAGTTCACGCCGAAGTCTATCCACCCGCTGCGCCACCTAGCGGTGATCGCGGAGCCAAGATCGTTCGTGTAGGTAGCGTTATGCCTTATAACTTGGTTCGAGGTCGTAGCCCGCGTGAAGACAAGTTCGGTGTCATTGGACACCTTGAAGGTGCCGAAACTCGAAGCGGGGAAGTCGTATAGCGACCACCATTTCTGCTCGGTGTCATAGACAAGGGTTCGGTCGTTGTAGGAACCGCCCGACGAATAACTGACGTAGAGCAAATCGCCGTGATAGCCAAGTGCCATATCAGCGGTCTTATTGCGAGCAAGCGTTCCGCCCTGCCAATAGTCAGCGGTTCCGCCCAAGAAGATCGGATCAACGGGGTCAGAAATCTTCTGAACATCTTGCCCGGTCGTTCTGAACACACCGTTCTCATTGGCGAAATAGACGGCATCTCGGGCTGCGACTACCGCGTAGGGGCCGGAGACACCTTCGCCTACATCTACCGCTCGATAGTTGAAGATTGGGTTCCCACTAGCGTCTAGCGACTCGCCGTAGAAGACGAAGAACTTAGACTGCTTGAAGGCAAAGATGAACCCGCGCCACGCTACGAGCGCCGCGATCTTCTCACCGTCGCCAGGGGAGAGCTGAATGTAGTTGCTGGTGGTCCAAGTTTCGGCGGTCCCTGCGTCTGAGAAGTGAACGTAAGACGGGTTCGTGGTGGTTCCACCCGGTCCACCCGTAGAGGTTGTGAAGCCTGCCGCCGCCATTCGGGGGGCAAGTCCCGACGCGCTAGAAGGCGTATTGACGACCGCTAGGACACTTGCCTTTGGCATATTGGCCGGAGAAGTCCACGCCGAACCGCTCCATCTGGCAACCGTGTCATAACCGTTTGCGGCGTAGGCATATTCGTTGCCGGGGCTGCCGAACCGCTCAAACGTGTAGGGGTAGCCAGAGGTGCCGGAGAGATCGCTTCCTACCTTTGCTCCCGTTGTGTCAAGAACATACGCGTTGCCGTTGCCGCCGACGAGAAGCTGGCGGTCGGAAGTTGAAGTTCTTACATAAGAGAGCAAACCCTTCGGCGCGGTGCCGAGTGCGGTTGCGTTCAATGCCCCGGTGCCGGGGCGCTGCGTGACCGATCCGCGCTCGGTGAAATACACATTGAGCGCGTCAATCGCCTGACCCGGCTGGACCGTATCGGCCTTATCTCTTAGGTTCAGCCCGCCGCCAAAGTTGGTGACGAGTTGCGGTGTGTAAGGCATCTAGCCCGCCGGTTCGATATCCGTCTGGAGAATGAAGCTGCTTGGGCGGTCGTGCTGCTGGTGCAAGAGCGAATCACGCATCGCCTGGAGGCGCACCTGAAAGAGTGCGTCAGCGGCCTGCGCTGCGGCGTATTCGTCGTCGTCTTCGTAGGCCCGCTTGACCGCACCCTCCACGATCAGGTATTGCCATCGGGAGGGAAGAAGGGGTGTGTCGGACGGGGAGGAAAGTTCAGTTGGAACCTTGTGATAGCGAACCGTCAGAGAGTTGGTAGAAGCGGGCCAAGTGTTCACGGTATTCCCGCTAGTCAGGTAGTAGCTCTCGGGGTTGCCTGTCAGCGAAAGGTCGGGGGAAAGGTCGGTTATGGCCTTTCTAGTAAGAGGGGTGAGCTTGACTTGCTGATCTGTGTCAATCACGGACTCGATTACTCGGAGGTCGGAGATGGTCAGCGGGGAGCTGCCCGTCGAGGTGGCTTCGAGAAACGGCCATTCCTCCGACTCGCAGATATCGGTTAGGTATGCCTGATTGAGAAAATAGGTGCGCCGGGCTTCGGTCAGGTAGTCAAAGCCTCGCGCTCCGAGTTCAGTAGTGAGGTCAGCAAGGTTCACGATCCAACAACTCCCTTAGTCGTCTTTCCACGCCCCCACTTACGAGCGGTCATTCCCCCATCGCCGGCAACGCGCATCGCTGCGCGGGCGCTAGAGGTCACTTCTTCTGCCTGCGCCTCTGCTTCAAGGCGGCGGGCCTTTTCTGAGCGGGCTTGCTCTGCGTGGCCGTAGGGGTCTAGGCGCTCCAATGCGCCCTTGCGCCACAGGTCGTTACGGCGCAGGTCGTCAATCACGCCAAAGTCAGGCTCGCGGTATTCGCCCTTGCGTCCCTGAATCGGCATATACGAATGGGGTGCGCCGGTGTCCTTATTATTTCGTCGGACGTGCCAGCGGCCCGGCACGATCCCGTAGATATCTTCCGCCCTATCCCCGAAGAAAACGAGTTCAAGGTTAGGGTCAAGGTCGCGCAGGGCTTGTGCGAGAGCCTTCGCCTTATGAAGTTGGTTGTCCACCATCTGCTCGCGCTCAATATTTGCTCGAACGGTCGCGGGCAGAAGTCCGAACCTATCTACGGTCACGGGTTCCTTTCTTGAAGTTGGGTTGCCCCCCGCCGACTAAATAAGCCAGCGAGGGGCCGATGATTCTTTGCGCTACGCCAAAGCGCCCAGACGGGCAAAGGCGTTGCGGCGGTTGCTGCCGAGGTTGAAGCGGTAGGAGAGCTTCGCGCCGTAGGAATCAGTTCCCTGAATCCACGACAGAATCTCGCCGCCGGTCACATCGGACTGCCAGGACGGCTTGGCCGTTGCGACGATGAACAGGTGCTTGAAGGCACCGAAATACATATCCTCGTCGTAGCAGTCGGGGTGACGGTGAACCTCCAGACCGTTCCACTTCGGAGCGTCCTGAGCGCCAGCCGAAAGGCCGTTGTCGCCGGCGAACCGAACCTGATTCTGAAGGAGCGCGTAGAACTTCCGGCTCTGCTTCAGACCTGTCAGAACGAAGTCAGCCTTCGCTCCGCGCTGGTTGATCTTCTGCTCCTGAGTGAGCATCGCTTCCAGCGACAGGGTGGTGGTGCTGGTATCAACGTTGGCTGCCTTCCACCAAGCGTAGGTGGCAGGATCAACGCCTCCGAAAGAAGCCGAGGTTGAGACAAGATTCCTCAGACCGTTGGCCTCGTAGGAGGTAGCGCCGGCGCGAGCGTTCTTGATCGAAACGAAGTTCGACGAAGAAGTGCTGATAGCGGAGCCGCTGACGGTGATACTTGGGCCGGACTCGGAAACGGCGGTGATCGTAACGCCGTCTGCGACTGAAGCCTCAGAAGCGGCGGTGCCGATATCTACGAGTTGGCCGGGGAAGAGCCACCCGCGCTCCAGAACCTCTACACCCTCCGTCGCGTTCAGCGTGACGGTGGTGCTGGACGAGGTGGTGCCGCAAGCAACAATCTTTGCGGAACCGTCCTGGAACAACTGACGGGTGATCTGCTTACGCAGGTCGTCCAGAGCGCCGGAAACCTCAGTCTCCAGAACATCAGCAACGGTATTAGCGTTGCCCGAAGCCTGGTCGAGGACGGAACCCTGAATCTGAATCTGCTGGTGCTGGTGCGTGTAGCTGTATTCAGCCTTGCTGATACCCTGCTCGCCTGCGGCGTTCAGGTTTCCACCTGCTCCCGGAAGAACGGTAAAACCGCCGTTACGGGAAACGTGGAGCGGAACACGGGCTACTTCACCGATGGAGACACGGCTGGACTTTCCGAGCTTGTCCAAGAAAGGATTCTCTTGGTAAAGCTGGGACTCCAACCTGTCCTGCGTATAAACGCGCTTCAGAGCGTCGTTATACGCCGTGAGAGTCGCTGCCATTTGGTTTGTTTCTCCTTACCTAAGACTGATCGAAAGTGGCTGCGGCGATCTCCGCCATAGCCTGCTTTCGACCCTCTTCGGTGTCGAGTTGCCATTTCTTTTCTGCGGCAGACCCGATCCCTGGGGCCGGAGCGTTTCGCTTCGACTCAATGTGGCGCTTCTGAGCCTCTGAGTAGAGGGCCTGAAGCTGACGATAACCCGCCTCAACATTCGGCTTGCCATCGTCCAGACGATTTGCGACCGCGAAAGAAACGATCAGTTCAACCTCGGAATCGTCCAACTCTCGGCCATCGGCCTTAGAAAGACGAGCGAGTTCAGAGTCAATGAGGGTTGCCTCTTGCTCCATCTGACGTTCTTCCGCCGCCTGCTTCTCGCGCTCGGAAAGCATTTGCTCCAAGCGGTCAATGCGTTCGTCGGGGTCCACATAGCCCGTGTCTTCGCTGTCGTCCTCTAGTTCGAGTCCGAGCATCTGAAGGGCTTGGGCTTGGGTTGCGGGGTTCCGCAGCGCAGATACAAGCGCCTGCGCTTGCTCTGCTTCCCGTCGCTTTGCCGATACTTCCTGAGTCTTACGGGTGTAATCCGCCTGCAATCTCTTGTAGGCAGCGTCGTAAGCGGCTCGGGCTTCTTCCGGCAGCTCGTCGGGGTTGTAGGACTCGGTAAATGCTGGTGCCGATTCCTCCGTGTTCGCCTGGTCCGTATTCGGAGCCTCTGTGGACTCGGGTGCGGGGGCGGTTTCATTCTGGGGCTGATCCTGATTGTCAGGGGCCTGTTCTGCCATTTCTGGCTTCCTTCCTGTGGAGCGGGGCGGCTAACCCCCTGCATCTGGCAGGGGCCGCTGATCCGCGAAAGTCTTATTTATTGGGGCGGTGTTTCTCCGCCGGGCAGGGACGGTAGGGGGGCTGCCTGCTGCGGCTTGGCGGCGTTATTCATTCCAAGCCCTTCAGCCATCTGCTGCTGCGCCGCTTGATCGCGGGCGGCTTGCTCTGCTTCGAGTTTCAGAAGCGTGTCGTAGTAGAGGGCGGCGGCTTCTTTGCCTACCTCGTCCAGACCGTCATAGTCGGTAGTCTTCATAAAGTCCTCGAAGACCTGCTTATGGACACGAACATTGTCGAACGGGCGGGGAATCCACCCCGGAACCTCTTCGGCCACCTGAATCTCTTCGCCGGTCTGCGGGTCAATCTCCATCGCTTCACCGGGGAAGACGCGCCGACTTGGTTCGTCCATAAAGGAACCGTCTTTGATCTTCTGGATTACATCGTTGGCGCGGGCAAGGTCAAGCTCGTAGGACTCAATCAGACCCTCTGCGGTGCCTGAGTTGATCGCGGCCATCGCCGCTTCGGGGCTGACCCACCCGAGCTGCGCGTAGTTCATTATCCGTTGCTCCATCGCCTGCTTCGTGCGCGGCTCGATAGAGTCGGGATAGACCCGAACATCTACCTGCCCGCGCAACTGAGCGCCGGTGAAATCGCGGATCGCTTCCGGTCCGAAGCGCCCCCTTATCTTCAGAAGCCTTTCTTCGGTGTAATGCCTGGCTACCAAGTAGAGACAATGGCGCATAAGGCGCGAATGGAACTCTGCGAGGTTGGCGATGAACGCTGCCCGGCGTGAGGTGTCGCGCTCGATCAGGGCTTGAATACCCCGAGCCGATTCCACGTTGCCGGGGATATCGTTCTGAGCCGCGATGCGGGCAATATCGCTTTCGGCCTGTCCCTTGATCTGGAATAGCTCCTGCGGGACGGGCGGAACGGGTCGCCATTCCATCTCGCCGTTGCCGACAACGTTATACACCGCGCCTGGCTCGTCGGTAAGTCGCTGCCCCTTCGCAAGTCCTCCATTACGAATGAGCAACTGTGGGTTCAACGCCAGCACCAACCACTCGACCGACTTAGAGGCGGCTGCGTTTATTGTCCTCTGTGCGTCAAGTAGGTGCCTTACTAGACCCTGATCCCTGTCGGAATCGGGGTCACGGGCGTAGGAAAGTTTGTGAAGAATGGGTTCGTCAATCGGTTCGCCGTCATAGTCGGCGCAGGGGTAGGGGCGCTCTGGAATCACAACGCGGCCATTGGCAATCACGATCCACCGGCCCTGCGGATACTCGGGGCAAGGGCGTTCCAGATACTCGCTGACGAGAACGAGCTTGGCTTCGGGGGTGGACTCAGAAGTAAGGGATTCGCTGCCCTGCGCGTCCGGGGTGAGCTTGCCGCCCGTGTATCCCTCCATCTGATAGATCGCTTCGGGGTCGCGGGCCTGCTCTACACAATGCCAGCGGGAATCCTCGAAGTTCAGACCCGGCTCCCAATAGACCTCATTGGGGCCGAAGACTCGGATACGCACATCGCCAATCCCCACATTGGTTCCCTGAATGAACGGGCCAACCTGATTATCGAAGTAGGGCCAAGCGAAGCCTTCGTCTGCGATTACGCCGTAGCGAACTACTTCTTCGGTAGCGGCGCGGATATGCCACTTGTCGTAGCCGTAGAGGGCTACCTTCTCAGCGAGTCGCGCTGCGCCGATATCTTCGGGGTCGGTGGTGGAAGGTGAGACTTGGTAGGAGGGAATCCGCGAAGTTGAAAGCGCAACCTCTCGCTCTACCACGTCGAAGATCAGATTTCGGGTGGTGCGCTGACGCTGCGGCGGCTTGCCAGATTGCTCGTAGTAGTTAGTGGTGGTGGGAAGAGAGTTGAGATTTCCCTTCTGATCGGTCCAATGGTATTGCTCTGAGCGCCAGAACTTCAGGCACTCGTTTCGCTTCGCTGATCCCTGGCGCATACGATTGCGCCCACGCGAAATACGCTCCTGCACCTTCGCAGGAACCTTCTGATCCTCATTCAAGTTCGTGTTATCAACAGGAGCTTCGGCCATTAGTCCTTATCTTGGGTCTGCCAGAAATCTTCGTCGTTGTCGAATGAAACGTGCTGCTTTCCGAACTCGCCGGTTTCTACATACGGCGCAACATCGGGAGCCTGTATTCGGTTGAGTAGTTCTGAGACTTGCTTCGCCTGTGCCTCACGCTCGCGCTGCGTATCTTGTAAGAGGCTCTGAGTTGCGGAGAGAAGCGAGTCAAAGTTGCGATCCGCAGTCCTAAAGCGATAAGCGACAAGGGCAACAAGGGCGAGGGACAGGACGGAAAGAATCGCAAGGGCGGCGATCACGAAAGAACCTGTTCAGTCTCGAACTCTTGGATCACCTTTACTGCGTCTTCCACTTTCTCCATCTGTTCGAGCTTGACCTTCATCGCATTGACCTGTTCTTTCAGATCATCTACTTCTTGCTTCGGAACCATTCCGAGCAGGTCGCGGGCTACTTCGGTGACGTAAGCAACCGAGAGGTAGATATAGGGGTCCATCTCGCCAGCGTAGGTGCCGGTGTCAATGAACGGGCCATCTATCTCCGAACTTACGATGCAGCGGGCAGGAACCTTTTCGGCGGTTTCTACGATCTTGGGCTTCAAGTGAATACTCCTAACGGGCCTTGTTGTTCAGTTCTTTCAGGTGGACTCCAGGGCGGTTCGTAAGTGGGGCTGAAACCCCGTCGCCTCTGTCGTCCTACATTCGGTGCGAGATTGCCCCAAGCGCGGGCCATAATCGCGTATCGCATCGCGTCGAGAAGGTGATCGTCCCTCTTTATGGCCGCGAACTCGTCGTTAGAGCGAGGGTCGCGGCGGTAGCGCGATATCTCCCAAAGTATGTTCCGGCAATCGGACGAAAAAACTAGGCGGTGCTGCTGGAGCCGCGCCTTTACTTCCAAGATGCCCGAAGCCCGGTCGTTCTGCCCGTGTTCGCAGTAGATACCTTCGCGGGCGAACTCTGCCTCTACGCCTTCCGCGTTGATCGTTGCGCGGTTGCGGGCAGACGGGTCAATCACATAGATAGGGTCCACGCCCCAGAACTCGTTGCGGTCCTTGATTGCCTCTGAGATAGGGCCTACCACCATCTCCTGCGGGTAGAACTCGTCAAAGACGAAAGCCCCGTTGTCATTGTCGAAGGCAACCCATACGACTCCCGTTCGACGGAAACCGGGGTCAATGCCTACAACGATATCTTGGCCCTTCAGGTGATCGCGGTTCGGGGCTTCGCGCAGATGGGTTTCGTCCGAATACTCGGGATAGAAAAGGCCGGAGAAGTGAACGAACTTGCCCGACTTACGAGCTTCAGCCTCCTCTTTAGTAAGGCCCGCCAAGAAGTCACGCTTTGCGTCTTGGTCAAGGTGGGGGTTATCGTCCATATCCACCTGCACTACGGTCACATCGTCGTCGTGCCGGCGCTCCCAGATTGCGTCGTAGGCCCAGGAGAGTCCGAGAAGCGGGGTGAAGGCGAATACTTCGTCGCCCCCGAAGTCCACTAGACGGGCGCGGCACTCTTGCCGGATAGCCTCGCCCTTGTCTCCGGGCGGTTCCTCGTCGTAGCAGACGCGGTGTAGGGCGGCTCCCGAAAACTTGTCCAAGTCCTGCTCGTAGGTGAGAAAGTCCCACCACGAACCGTTGGCGAACCTGAGAACCCGGCGCTGTTTGTCGTATGCCTTGTCCCACGATCCACCCTTCAGGGCTGCGCGGGGAACCCATTGGCGAATCTTGTGAAAGATCACGCCTTCCATCGTGGAAGTGAAGTCTGGAGAAACTAGGCGGCAGTAGAACTCGCCTTCGTGGTGCTTGTAAGGCTTCAGGTTGTCGGGCAGAAAGTCCTTATCTACTGACTGAATCAGGCAGTCAAGAATCGCGGCAGTAGTCTTGCCCGATCTGTTTCCTCCGATGAACGCCTTCAGCTTGTCGGTAGAGGCGTGGAACTCCATCTGCTTATCGTGCGGGACATAGGCGTAGAGGGGGTTAGCCTGGAGAACTTGATTGAACTCTTCTATCTTCCGCAGGCTCTCAGGGTCCGGCTTGCCCCCCTTCACCCGCACCGTGAGGCGCTGGCTCATATTGCTATGCCGTATTTCTTGGCAAGCGCCTGAAGGTCAGAACCGCTCGTATCCGACAAAGGGCTTGCGATAGTTGGGAGGGGCGTGTTGCGAATGGCTCGCACTCGACGGCGGCGGCGGCGCTCGGCTTCGGTTATCGGGGCAGAAAAATCAAAAAC